CAATACCAGTACCGCTGACAATTCTTTCTGTTTCCCAAAATTGATTCACATGAGACAGAGTATGTTTTGCTAGCTTTTCCCATCCAAATTCAATTGATTGATAGGTAGAAGTAAGTGGAGAATCATCACGTTCTTGAAGATATGAGATAGCAGTAGCCGCAGTTACTCCATTAGGAGCCTGTCCTCTAGAAATTTGATGCTGGGAAGAAATATCTTCCATGTCTCCAATGGTACGTTCTAATTCCTGTAGAACATAACTAGGAAGCGGTTGTAGAGGGAGCGGCTGTGGAGGATTCATTCCATGCTTATAGAAAATAACTTGACCAGGCTGAGTAGTTATACTTGCAGCATTAACTGAACCTTGTGGAGCAATTAATTGAGGTTTAGCCATTCTATTCTTGGCTTCAATAACTTGAGACCTAGTTCTATTATATTCTCTCTGAGGATCAATTAAATCATTGATAACAGAGTCAGCATAAAATTCACCTGTAGGAATATGACTAAACTTAGTAAAAGGATACTCGCCATGTTTAAATGGTAGACCTTCATTGAAGAATACTTTTACTTTACCATTAACACAAGTAACCATGCCGCCAGCAGGAAATAGTCTATGAGAGCCAGGTTTTAGCCACATCTCCATTATAAGAACAGAGTCAGGTTTAGAATCAGAAGACTGTGTCTTAAAGAAAGACTCTCCCATTATCTCAGTAGCAGCCACAGTATCTGCTGCAAAAGACTCCTGAAAAAATGTATTAGCCCACTCTACAGGTTTAGTATAAACATTAATAACCCAAGGCTGACTTTCTATTTCCTCTTCCATTAAATCAGGAATAATTACATGGAAGGGAGTTACTGCTCCAAATTGAATATCCCCCTTATAAGCGATACTATCACTTACCTGGACTACTGCTGAAGTATCCCACCAGTCTTTAATAAAGCCTGTTCCAGTAATACATACCCAAAATGCTGCCCTAGTGTATATTTTATGTAATTGCTTTTGATAGTATATAGACTCCCAAAGTTGCTCGCCAGCCTGAGCAGCAAATAAGTCTTCATCGCTTATAGATGATGGAACTACGGAAGCATTAGGTTTATTGCTAATTAATCTGGCTAGTTCAGTACGAATAATAGGCTTAACTCTATTAGTTATGTGACGTACTCTATGAGGGGGCGCTTTAGGTACAACTAGACCGGAATTAATAGAGCCTGCAATACCTGCTCTAAATGCTACGTTTTGCCTACCTTTAAAAAAGGCATAGTTTAACTGCCACTGGCGTTCGTATTGAAGCCGGGCAGCCTTATGCTTATCATATTGAGATTTAACCCAGGAGGCTAATTCAGCCATTTCTCTTTGTCTTCGTAAAGCCTCTACTGGATTTTTTATACTATCTTGGAGAGCCATCGTTTAGGTGCTCTGTCTCTAATAAGTCAAACTCAAATGGGTCCATTGTATAGCCTACAGGGCCGTAATTATTTGTAAATCTTTCAGCCTCTGCACTATCTGATTGGTCTACTGGGTCATCACTCAAAGGTAAAGTTGCTAGTTGAACCGTTTGAAAGGCTAGCGGGTCCTTTGTTCCCAGCATCGCTAAGGCTTTCGACAATTGTTCCACTATCAATTGAGTCGTCTTTAATTGATTCTGGCTCGACTGTTGGTTTAACTGCTCTATCTGCTCTCTGTGGCTCATCAATAGCTTCCACAGGAACAGGAAAACTATTAGCAATAGCGCTGACGCTAGTAGCAAGGAAACCAATAAAAGACTTATATTGCTCATACTGCTCCCTAGTAACAATTACAAAATCATTTTCTTCACAAAACTTAATAATTACGTCAGCATTCTCCTGTGCTAGAGCAATATATTCTTCTGTAGAAACTAGACCGATAGCCTTAGCCGCCGACCGCATACACTCAACACAGAAATAAACCGCACCATACCAGTCTAGATTAAAATTAAAATCAATAACTGGCTTAGATACTGAACCACATACAGCACACTTACCTGGAGCGGCTATAGGCTTATCTAGTAATTGAAAACGCTCTAGCACAGGAGAATGAGTCATGATTAAGCCTTGGCTGTCTTAGTAGTTGTTTTAGCCTCGTCTGTAGTTAGTTCTTTACCTAGATCAGAAAGAGACTCTCCACCATCTACTGTAGGATCAACTGTACCTTCGTCAATAGGGTCTGCATCTCTAAGTGCTTCAACATCTCTCTCACCACGAGGCTGTAGAAGAACATTAGGATCATCTACAGCACCTTTAATAAGAAGATCAGAAGCGCCAACAACACCATCTTGAGACGGAATATTATTTATTGTAGCAGTTGAAAGTAGTTCAGACGAGGTTACTAAAGGAATACCGGCAGTAGCCGGAGGTTTTTTTAGATTGGGTTTACGCCCTTCTACGCGAGCACGTCTTATTTCAGCCTCTCTCGCTTCTTCTTCGTCGAGATAAGGTCCGCCGTCGCGACCAGTAATTGAATCATTTGGATTAAATAACTGCTGTGTCATTTTGGTCTCCTAATACACGCCCTATGCGTGGATATAAGTAGTATAACAACCTTTGTCTACTCATTTTCATAAAGTTCAGCGGCTAATGTTGTCTGCCAATTAGTTATACCTTCTAATGGTTTATTAATAGAAACCGTAACTGCTCCACTATTAGCCGGTGCTATTATTTCGTCCCAAGATCTAAATGCTCTAGGAGCATTTAAAATATTGTTATCTGTTAATGATATAGGATCAATATCGCTAGGAGTTAAGTCTGGCATAAAACTAAATAAATAACGCGCTGAATCACAAGCGTGATCGTCTTTTTTATGGATCTTTTCTTGTCTATTTTTTTCATACTGAAGTTTTCTAGAGTTAAAGGTTGCCCATCTAAGTTTTTGCATTTCTCCTATTAAAGATACACAATTTTCAGTTATCTGCCATCTAGGTTTATCTCCGCGTAGATATTGTAACATACGGTTAATTCCGCTATCTACATCATTATTTGCAGGAGAAATATAAATGCCTCTATCAGCATATTCTTGAAATATAGATGTACCAGTAATTCCGCTACGCTGAGACATAGCAGGATCGCCTACTACGAAGTCAGGTATTCTTTCAAATCCAGCATTTCTTAAATGAAAAATTTGAGCGTGCTCTGGAACTGTCATCTCAGATTTATAGTGCTCAGCAAATGTAATAATACGATTATCTTTACTTACAGCGTGCCATAACATTGCTGTAGGATTATTATATCCATGATCTAAAGATACATACCATTCCCAGTCTTTAGGAGGAACTACAGGAGGTATAATATGTATATCTTTACTGAAGTTTTTAAATACTTTACCGCCCATAGCAACGAATTCTCCGCGCTCACGGGCTTTTCTTTCCTCTGGGTCTAGACTTGCTAAATACCTTCTAGAAGATTCTTTAGAAATATATGGATTCTCTGACATTTCAATTTCGATAATTTCAATATCATTATTACCATTTTTACCTGGTGTATAGATATCATCAAATACCCATGACATACCTTCTACTGGAGTCATGGTTAAATAGGCATCACCATTAGTATCAATTAAACGAGCCTGACACTCATTGTAAATATGCTTAGGCGGTTCCTCGTCATACCAAGTAAAATGTCTAGAAGTACCGGCAAATTTTTCTAAGTCTTGATCGTATGATCTAAATTCAAGAAAAGATTTATTGGCAAGAGTTAGAACTCTATGCTCCTTATCATAACTATCTTCCCAACTGCCATTAATAAGATAACTTGGCGGCATAAATTGACTTAGTTGAGGTATCATAATCATATCGACACCATAATTAAAGTCGACTGCTACAGCGCGTCCGCGAACTGGACAATCAGGAACTTTTTTATATGGATGCCTACCAGTTAACCTATAGACAGTTTCTACAGCCCCGCCAACTGTCTTACCAGAGCGGTTACCGCCAATATATAAAACAATATGCTTAGTTGACTTATGAAAAGCAAATTGCTTATCATGTGGCTTATAGGCATAAATATTAGGTCTAGATATTTGTGCCTTAATTCCTTCCTGTAATTTTTCTAACGCATCATTAGGATCAAGAGTGGGAATTAGCCCAGTTGTTCTACGCCGTGGTGGCATCTGTAGCCCCCAATGAAGTTAAAATAGATATAACGCTTAATAACGCTCCACCGCCAGATCGACTACCTGTAACAGATATTCCTTCTAAAAGTAATTTAGAAGTTCCCCCATCATGAGTATGGTCACCGGGAGAAGCCTGTCCTCTATTTGACCCAAGAGTATGGTGCAATGACTTTGAACTACCATCTACGTCTGAGTTAGTATGAAATAGCGATACTTCTTTTGAAGAAGGCTTATCCTTATCCATTTTGATCCTTTTAGTACGTTTAGTGGGCGTAATCTAAGTGACTACGCCCACTAAACTATATGACTTACTTATTGATTACTCTTAATCCTAGTTTTGCTAGTAACTTAGGACCAGGAGCAGCAGGATTACCTTTATTCCATCCAAAAGATGGCTGCCACTTATGGAAAGTATCGTAGACTAGTTTAACCATAGCCTCAGTCTCTCTATCATATATACCATCTACACCAGAAGGACTTAAAGCAATAGTTTTAATTCCAGGATAGTCTCTTAGTGCTTTTTGTAAATGTCTAACACTTTCAGAGTTTTTAATACCACGCTTCATTTTAGACATATACACCCAGCCATGATAACTTTGTGTCGGAG